TAACATCACGTAGGTATTGCTCTGCCTTCATCTTAGGAAGATTACCAACATCAATATAGAATATTCTTCTTTCAGGTGCTCTTGATAATCTATAGATAACGAGAGAATCCTCAATCATCCTAAGTTGATTAAGAGACTTAATTGCTTTGTGTAGATAAGATAATGTTGTTCCTTTATTCCTATCAACTAATCCAGAAGTACAGTATGTAATTGCATCTTTTGCAAATTTAACTCCACCACCAGACCCTTTACCTGGTTGACCACCATAAGGTGCTACTTGTTGTTTTGGATTATATACAAAATACTCTTTAATATTTGGGAATGGAGAATCCATAGGATTTTCACGTCCATCATTACTCTGAACTCCACCATTCTTATCCTTTTTAGTAATTGATTCACGAACATAACGCATCTTCAATGCATCAATATACCTCAACTCTTGAATTCCATCATGAGGATTCTTTAAGTCAATTACTTTATGGTAATATAATCTTCCATCAACATACCAATTTCTATAAATCTCATGTGATTTCTTATCGAAGTCTAGAAGTTCTAATATAGTTTTAAATTCTTCTCTAATCTTTTTCTTTAAACTATCTCCAGCATTTAAATTATCTAAGTCTATCTGAACAGGACTATCATTTAAATCACTAACTATTGCTTCGTTTACAATATCTTCAATAGCACCATCACACTCTGGGTGAAGTGCCATCTCTCTATATCTCTTAATGAGATCATATTCAGTCTTATATACACCTTCAATATCTACATAAGAACCAAAAAATCCACTGGTCAAATAGTGATCAACCCCATCCTCGTTTGATTGAGGTATGGGGGATACTACACCAGGGGATTTTTTTTCGTTATCCTCTATAGAGAATCCAAACAACTTGGCCATTACAACTATCTAATACTTCTGTTGGTATTATTTATTATACCACAGTATGTCAGTATTTATTAGCCTACAGCAGTGCCAGTCTGGTCAGATGCCTCAGCTTGCCAGTATTGTACTTGGAATTCAACGGTATATTCTTCGATTGTGTCAGAAGTATCGTATGAAAGATCTATCTGAGATACATTCGTTGGGAAGATGTCGTAGAACCTATATGTCCTTAATGGAACAGAACTATCTGCATCAGTATTCTCAGTGGAGAACTTCTGTTGTCCTCTACCTAACTGATAAACATAAGCATCTGTCATATAGGATGATGGGTTGGTTGCACCAGTTGCATTATCCAACTTACTCATCTGATTCATCCACTGCTCGAATGAAGTTCTTAATTTAAAGTCCTCATCGTTAATGACTGTAACAGTCCATGTATCGAAGGTTCTGTCTCCAGCAACCTTTAAAATACGACCTCGGAATGGTACGTCAATTTGAGCAATGTTGGAAGCAGGTAATGCTGCTGCCTTACATAAAAAACTGAATGTATCGTCATCCCATCCGATGCTTCCAGCAGATGGGAACGTGGGAATTGATACTTCAAATAAATTTGGTCTTGCTGCACCGCCTAAAAGTTTTGCCTTAAAGTCGGTGATTGAGCGAATTTCTCTTGCCATTGGTTTTGATCCTCCTTTTTATTTAATCATCCAGTGGGTTAAACTCTACCAGCGACTTCTTCAAAGCTAACACCAGTACGGGTAGCAACGAAGGTCAGTGTGATGTAGTTAATCGACTTCGCAGGCTTCAGGAAGATGTCTGCACGGAACTCATTGTTGTCAATAATATCTGGAGTGTTATTTGTCTCATCACAAATTACAAGGTAATCATAGATACCTCGCTTCGATTGAACATCTCGTAGATATGGTTCAACGATGTTAACGAAGTTTGCCCTCGTAATCTGATCGTTAAACTCAAAGAGTTGTGCTTGTGCTGCCTTCTCTAATGCTTGCTCAACCGTTAGGAACAGACGACGAACGTTGATCCTATCGAATGCTGAAGCATATGATAGTGCAGTTTTATCACCAAATAGGATGATTCCTGTTCCAGGAGTGTTGATGATTGAGTTGATTCTATTTGAGTAAAGAATGTCTCTTTGTGCTTTCGTTGGGTTGTATGCTAGTTTAATAGCATTCTTTATATTACCTCTTTGCTGTCCAGCAGGTGAGAACCAAGGATATGCAACTAAGTTAGTACGACACATCAATCCAGCAATGTCTGGGTTGCATGGAAGATAACGGAACTTGTTATTGAACCTGTCGTAAGTGTACTTATAACCACTATCAAAGATTGCATAAGATGAAGATGTAAGAGGTCCGAAGAACTCAACAACATTTGCAGTCTGAACAATAGGATCAGTAATGTTAACTACTGTACCTTTATGTGGTGATAAACATGCAACACAGTCCTTCCTAGAATCAGCAACAGAAATAAGTTTATTTGCTTTTGCTTGAGACTGTGACAGATTATCGCATGATGGTCCCATCAATAGATAATCTACTTGAACCTCATCTTTATTATCGAAGAGGTTGTAAGCAGCAATTAGATCTCCCAATTCTGCTTTAAGTCCACCACCGCTTGTATAATTTTGTCCAGCAGCGAGTGAATAAGTATGAGCACCAATTGAACTGAATGTTGAAGATTTTGCTGGTACATCCCAAGTAGTCCTGGACTGTTGTAGTGCATACCATACAGTTGTGTCTGTACCATAGATCTGAGATCCAGTATCAAAATACGTACCAGTTGGGTATGTTTGATGATAAGTATCGTTAGCAGTACTCTGGTTAGATCCAGCGTAAATGTAGTCAGAGTAGTTAGCAAGATAAGACTTATACCATATCTTCGTAGGTGCATTTGCCTCAGATACAGCGTCTGTTGCTTTAGACAGACTTAAATGCTTCTCAAGGATGTTACCTTGAATTCCTGTTAATGAACCAGAGTCATCAACAACAACGACGTGCATCTCATCATTTCGACCACCACGCTTACTAACATAATTTGATGTTCCAGGTTTAGGTGCGATACTACGCCAGAAGACTGTTGCGTTGTCTAGTCCTAATGTTCTTGAATTGTACCAGTCATCAACACCAGCAACCAGAACTCTGGAATTGGTTGTTGAACAAGTAAGTACAACTTCATCATTCCTTAATGCAGATACGCTTAATTTTACGTCATCCGTAATTGCTGTACCACCAATACCTGCTCCACTAACGGTGATCGTTGTACCAACACCATATGCAGATCCAGGACTTGTTAATGAGACGGTTCCAATACCACCACTTGCATCTCTGAAGATGGTAAAGACTGCTCCAGTACCTTCAGCACTTGTACCTGTTAGGTTAGTGTAAGTACCACTTGAAGCAGATGGAACTGTTGTAAATGTGGTTAAACCAACTGTGTTGATCGTACCTTGACTTAAATCATAACCACCTACTGATGTACCAGCGATAGATACGGTATCTCCAACCGTATATCCAACACCAGCATTGTTTATAGTTGCAGATGCTACTCCACCATCTGTACTGTTACGTACAATATCGAATGTTGCTCCAGCACCACCGCCACCAGTTGTACCACCAACTCCAGTATAAGTCTGGTCTTGCTGACCCTGAATCTGACTGAAGGTAGTAATACCAATAGTTTCTATAGAGTCTTCAGGTGATACAACGTCACCGTCAGAGTCAAGAATAGTTAATCTTTGATCTTTCAGGAACGATGCGTATTGACTTCCTTCAGCATACGTTACTGGAGTCTCCAATCCTGGCTGTGTACCACCAGTAGAGACACGAGATCGAACCTTAATGTTCAGAATACTGGTTCCAGTATCTGGTGCATTAACGACCTCTGTAATAATTCCTTTTAGATATCCTGCAAAAACTGAGGTAGAACCTGCTCCTGGAATGACTTGACCCGATATATCAACCGTTATACCGTAACCAACCTGAGCACCCATATTGGCAACTGACGTTGTAGCAATACCAATAACTTGGTCTGCCATATCGTCAATATAACAAACTTTTACTCCATTACTCCATGTACCTGGGTTTTTAGCAGCATAGTAGAAGTTTGCTGCTGAATCCAAATAATTTGTGTTATAGTCGTCAAAGTTTTTGATCTTTGTACTTGCGACAGATGAAGTACCAACACCAACGTTACCGTTTGCTAGGTTATCATCGTCTGATCTAATTACTTTGAGTACACCACCGTAAGAGAGGTACTGCGATGCTGACATCCAGTACTCATATTGAGCATCGTTGTCGTAGGGCTTTCCAAATGTACTGATTAAATCTTGCTCTGTGGCAATATTAATAGGTTCTGATACAGGTCCAATTTCAAAAGGTCCTGCGATACCTCCAATATTGTCAAGAACGTTTTCCGCTCTACCGACGGTTAAGTCAACTTCTCTAGTTAGTACACCAGGAGATAATTGAGGAGTTGCCATGTTCTATGTCTCCAAAAATTCTCAGTTTTGTTCTAGAGATATTTATTAAAATATAACTTTAGAATAGCTTACTACCTATACTCCCACATGTAAGCCATGTCTCCATACTCATCTGTATACCACCTGTCTCCAGTATTATCAACAAAACTTTCTTCATCGAGACCATTCTCAATAAATCCAAATGGAGCCATATCCTGCTCTATCTGATTTTTTTGTTCTTCGTAAAGTCTTCTACGAACATCCTGATCAGTTATCTCTTTAAAATAATCCTGCTCAACTAACCATGCATATATGACCAGACACATTGCAAGGTCATCATTACATCCGTCTTCTGCTTCAAATGAATTACTTTTTTGAATAAAGGTTGTTAATTCAGCAATAATTTCATAATCTTTGAATATTATCTTATCCGATTCAATTAAAGTTTTTAAGTTTAAACATCCAACCTTTTTAACAGTCTTAGACATTTTGACTCCAAGTTGAGTCTTTTTACCAGAGAATCCCTGACCAACAACTTGACCTGCTCTACCTCTCATAGAACACA